TGCTGCTAATCCTGCTGTAGTTATAGTAGTTGCATCTATTCTTACTAATTTACTATTATTTGAAAGCCCTGTTACTGTGATTTCATCAACAACAACTGGCACAAGAGCAGTAGTAACACCTGCAGATGGTGTTATTTTACATATAGCAACAGTAACATCATTTGAACCATTACTTGTGAGCCATCCTTTTATAGATGTAACTGCAGCAGTTTCAGGAACTATACAGCCTTGACCTATTCTAAAAGCATCTGATGGATTTATACTCCCTGATGCAACAGCACTATTCCCATAATCAACAGCCATCTCATAAGGAGATTTAGTATCTGCTATATCTTCTCCATAGTAGTAATTTGTAGCACCAGTTGTAAATCCCTGCATCTTATAATTAGTAATACCCATATAAGCCTTACCCTTCCATTCTAAGTTACCATCAGTTCCTGTTGCAGATGTTCCAATAGTTTTACTTAAAATAGTATTATTAGTAGCAGTTTCAAATCCTTTTGGATTATGTCTATTCGCACTACTTAAATTCTTATGTTCGTTTGCAGCCATTTATATATTTATTTTAACAATCATCACAAGGACAGTTATTCTTCCAACTATTATAATTTCTAGTAGGTCTTGAGTATATACTATCATACATTATTATTCCATGATTTTTATAAGTATCATCATTACAAGGTTTATTAGATTCGTAAGTTGGATAATCACCACTTTGGTCGCTATCATTCATATAATCTAACATATCTTGTAGGTATATCTCAGCCTTTCTGTAAGTGTCTTGCTTATAAGCATTTAACTCAGAAGGGTCTATAATAGTAGCAAACTCATCAATATTATGCACAATACCTGCACTACTACTATTACTTTGAACTTCATTAATTACCTCAAATCTTACAAACCAACATAGACATCTCGTTAAGAAGTCATCCATTAGAGTTTGATTTTCAGTAGTTAAAGTACCATTATTGTGTTGTGTTTTTAACTCCTCATAAAACTTTTTACCAATTGCTGATTTTAGATGTGCTAACTCAGAAAGTAATAATGTGCTATTAGAAATTAAAGCAGTATCAGTATTAGCATTAGTAAAACTATTACTTATAACTTCTGCTGCTGTTACTAAAGGTATATATTGGTTTACATTTGCCATAGTTATTCTTTTTCAATTTCAGTTACTTGCATATCTCCCACCTCATCATCACCTTTACCATCCCCATCATCATCTCTAGTTACGATAATCTGTTCTCTATCAGTTAAGAACATATTACCCTCCTCTAACATTGGTAAATCCTCATCTAACATTCTTCTTTGTTCGTTAATAGTAAGAACTTGTTTAGGGTCAATCTGAGTTGCAAAACTAATTGGTGGCTCATAGTGAATCACTAATTCTTCAGGCAAGAAGCCTAACTCTTTATATAAAACCCCTCTAATCCCATTTAACAATAAATCAGAAGTATCTTTAATTACAGTAGTCATTGCTAAATCATAAGCAATTCTAATCTCACTACCTGTATTATTCATTTTACCTGAACTAACTAAACCACTTAATGATGGTTGCCATCTATGAGCAGTTACAATGTTTTGGTCAGTTATTCTTTGTAAGTCTATCCAACTACCATCTTGGTCATCTTTGATAATTTGAACATTAGCACTTGAAGTATCTCCATTCTTAACAATGAACATAATCTTACCATTGTTTCCATCTCCAACAAACTTCTTTTGTGCTTCTCTTACTAATTTCTTTGCTTCTTCCTCACCCATATCTCCATTAATCTCAACAATTGCTGATGGTTGAAATCCATTCTTGAATTTAGTATGATTCCATTTACCAATTTCATAATCAACTGCAATATGCTCTAATGCAGCAATGTAATCAGGTAAACCATAGAATTGGAATGTAGGTTCGTAATCTTTAAATTGAAGGACAAATCTATTCCCTTTCACTTCAGGATAAAGAGGAATGATAGATAATTTATCTTTCATAGTATTGTACTTAGCCCAATCAGGATGTACATATACTTCTTTCTTGTTTTTAGCCATTCTAACAGTAGTTGCATCTATGTGATATAGATTTAGTCCACCATCATATAATACGCCCTCTAAATAGGCATTTCCAAATGAATAGTAATCATCTGCTAATTTCTTAAAAACCTCTCTTAATGATTCTCCATCAGCATTTACATCTTTAATGTATTCTTTAACATCTTCATTATTCGTAACAAACTTAGCACCACTTGTAAAAATAGTCTTTTGTGCTAATACACTTCTATGAGTAGAAGATTTACGCTTTAATTCTGCTAAATACTGAGGGAATAGATTATTAGTACCAAATGGTATGAATTTACTTCTTACTTTTGCTAAATCTAAAGGTTCTTCAATATGTTCAGGAATTGCTAAATTAAAAACTCCAAATTCAAATGTACTACTCTTTTGAGTCTGAAGATTCTTTACCTGACTTTTCTTTTTTGGTTGCTTTCTTTGGCTCATCTTTAGTTTTTGTAGTTGATAATTTTTCTACCTTATCGGTCATTCCTAAATCTTCATAAGCATACGCTAACTCCTCTTGAGTTGCTATAGCCCATTTAATTTTAAAATCACCTTTATAAGTTGTTCCTACTGATAATTTTGCTTTATATTCTGCCATAATTGTATATATTTTTAAGTGTGATAAATCTACAATATTTTTTTCATTACAATCACACATATTATTAAAAAGATATTAATAGGGAAATGTTGTTAAACTTTTTACGAACAAAGTCCAACCTATTTCTATATCTTTAATTATTATGCTGCTGTAGTTGCAGTTAATGCAGAAGTATCTACAGTAACAGTACCTATATACTTTCTAGGTAACTCAAATTGTCTTGCAGTTAAAGTAATTGTCATTCCACTTTCATCAGAATAAGCAGCACCTGTACCACCTTCCATACTTGCAAGATTCAAATAAGTTTGATTTTTTGCTTGAACATCCTCATTTGCATATTTCTCACTAGCACCAATCACCCACCAAGAACCATTAGTATCTTTTACTGCACCCATCATACAAGTGTCCAACATTGCTTGAAATTCTGCAAATCGGTCATTGTTAATTTGTGGTACTGTAAATGATAATGTACACTCAAAAGCAGTTGAGCCATTTTCTTTAGTAGCGTTTACTGCTAATGCACCTGTTTCATTTTTGTTTTCAAAAACAAACCATGCAGCAGCAGAAGCACTCGTAAGAATACTGTCAATGTCATGCTCACCTGTAGCATTACCATAAACAACTGCATCATTAGTGTCCCAAGACCTTAATAGTATCTGAGTGATACCACCTGTTGATTGTAAATTACTACACTCAACGCCTATACCTTTATCTATTGCCATTTTTTTATTATTTTATTAGTTATTAGAAGTAATTAAGAGGAGGCTTTTACACCTCCTCTATTATTACATTATTATTATATACAAAGTCCCCATTGAACAAGTGAAGAATACAAGTACTGTACACCTAACTTGAAGTAACCTCTGAAGAACATTTTTTCTTCTAAATCATCATAAAATACTTTGAAAGAACCTTCTGGGTCTGTTACATCAGTACCGATAATTAAGTTCTCAACTGCACAGTAACATACACCATTAGTATGGTCAGTACCACCATTTGCGAAAAGAGTTGGATTAGTATCTGATAAAATAGTATCCCACTCATACATAGGTACTAATTCTACACCTCTAAAAGATACTCTTCTTAAACCATCTTGAGTATTAACGATTGCTAAGTCAGCAGAAGAACCTTCTAAGTTTGCTAAGTAAGCATTGAAAATCTTAGGAGTTACGAACATCTTTTTATCACCTGCAGGAACTTGTTGAAGTGCTGCTGCAGCACCATCATATACTTGTCTGATTAAGCCAATTGCCTCTGCTGCTGTTGGTGCGCCAGATGCTACAGTAGTGTATGTTGATACAGTTTCTGCACTCATTAAACTCATCCATCCTGTTAAAGCATCATAACCTGAAGTAGAAGAATCTCCACCCCACGCTAATCTTACTACATCAGAAGCAATACCATTTACTGCTCTGTTTACGATTGCATCTCCTAATTGAGTTCCCTCAACATTCATTACATCTGCACCAGAACGGTACATTTCTTCAATATAAGTTCCAAAGAACTCTTTTGAACATTGCTCTAAAGCAACTCTACATCTTCCTGCAGTAATTACTTTATCATCAATATTAAATTGTGTTGAACCACTTGTTGCAGAACAATCTGTCTAAGGTTGTACTATTTTAGTTAGAGCAGCAGAAGTGTAAACATTCATTTTATGTTTAACATTAGGAATAACTCTATAGTTACGCATAATATCATCACTTCTAAATACTGGCTCGTAGAACAATTCGTTTAGTTGCGCACCACCATAAGTTGCTGCGATACTGTTATTTGCTACATTTACATTTGCCATTTTTATTTATTTTTTTTAATTATTAAA